AGTCTAATTGCAACATTTACAATGGTTGAATTTTTAATAAAGGTATAAGAAGAAATGTCTAGAACAGCACGAAAAGGATTCTTATCTGATATTCAAACTTTAGGAAATAGTTATGTTCCTATTGGAACTATTATACCTATTTTTAAAGCAGATCATTCGAAAGTTACTGATAATGGAGTCGTTCAGCAACTTGGTTCTGTTGTATCTGGTGCTGGTGGTGGTTCTGGTTATACTACTAATTTGAGTGATCCAAATGGATTTGAAGTACTTCCAATTACACTGGAAATAAACGCTGGAAATTTTTCTGTTTCAACTGAAACAATAACTTATACAGATCATGGATTTATTACTGGAGATAAACTTACTGTTATTGAAACATCGCAAGCGCCTAACAGTACAAAATTAGGAGGTTCTATTGCTGAAATTGAAGTAAGTACTGGTGGAGCTGGATATACAAGTAGTCCTACTATTTCAATTACTGATAATGGTAGTGGACCAGTAAAGCAAGCAAATGTAGCTGCTGTTGTAAATACAGCTACTGGTGAACTGACAGGTGTAACTATATTAGATGGTGGACTAGGATATCAATTTCCACAGATAACTATCAGCGGTGGTGGTGCTACTACTCAAGCTGTATTGAATATAATATTGTCTACTAGTGGTGAAGGTGGTGTAGAATTTGATACTGGATTTACTTTTTATGTTGATAAAATTGATGACGATAATTTTAGATTAGCAAGAAGTAATGGTGATATTACAGCTGGAAAATATTACAATGTCACTGATTTAGGTTCTTCAGGAAACTTTACATTAGCATCTACTACAGGAACTGGTTTAAGAGTTGGGGTTAGTGCTAATTTAGACGGAACTTTGAACTTTTGTAGTATAAAAAATCCTGGGTATGGATATCAAGATGGAGAAGTTGTATATGTCAATCAACCAGGAAGTGATGGTTTAGGTAGAATAGAAATTGTTACAACTTCATCACCAACAGCAGACGATATTGATTTTCAATACCCAGGATTTTTATACTGTGACGGATCTGAATATAATGCCGATGAATATCCGTTACTATTCAATATTATAAAAAACGATTACGGCGGAAGTGGCGGAACTTATAAGATTGAAAATTTTGGATCAAGTAGTGCCGTAACATTTAAAGTACCTGACTATAAAACAAGAAAATTAGTCGGATCTGGTGGTGGTGTTACTGGTGGTGGATCTCCTGTATCTGGAAATGTCATTGCTTCAGTTGGAACTTCGGGAGGAAAATGGTATTTTTCTAAAAAAGAACAGGAGACATTATATGATATTGGAAATATTGTTATTAGTGGATACACAAACGTCTCAGAATTTGTTGGTGGATCACTGACTGGCGAGGTTACATTTACAATTGGTCCATTGCAAGAAAAACCAATTTCAACTGTACCAGAACATGAACATCAAATTCTAACTTCTACTGCCGCTAGTGCAACTTCTTTTGAGGGAACTGGCGCTATCAATGATGATCATTCTGTTGGATTTAAGGATTCTACTGGACAAGTTGGATTTTTTCTTCCTGAAGGAGGTGGACAACTATTTCATAATCACGGTATTGTTGATTATGTTGTTACTGATCCAAACCTTTCTACTTTTGGAAATGTTAGTGGTATTGGAGAAAAAGAATATAAATCATTTGCCTCATCTGCAATAAACATTACAAATGATATTATTACCATCAATAATCATCAATTGTTTACTGGAAATATGATCAGAGTATCTGCGAATTCGCAATCAACATCTGCAAATTTAAGCGATGGAGTTACTAATTACGGATTCAATGTAAACACTACATGGTTTGTTATAAAACAAGATGATAATACAATAAAGTTAGCAAAAACAAAATATCTTGCAAGAACTAATACATCTTTAGACATTACTGCTACTGGTAGTTCTGGTGATATTACGATAGAAACAGGGTATAAGATTGCTGGTAATTTACCACCAGATGTCACCACAACCATTGGAACTCCAGCTCCAACATTATATATTATTGATGACACGTATACTATTGGTGGTAAAGAAATTCAATTGCCAGGAAATACTATCACTTCAACTGAAGTTAAAGTTGAAGAGGGATCGAGTGGATCATACACTGTTCCCGCTCCAGCGGCAGATGAACTTCCTATTGTAGGAATTAGTGGTTTTGCTGGCGGTGCTGGTGGTGGTGGTGCTACTACAGATGGTGGCGGTGGTAACGGCGGTCAAAGCTATTATCAATTTACATACAATGGCAACACTTATAGAATTACTGCTACTGGTGGAGAAGGTGGAGCAACTGGTGATAATGGAGGTGCTGGCGGCGATGGAGGTGCAGGATCATATACTGTAAATGGATCTACAACTAATTTTAGTAATACTTTGTCCAATGTTTCTCTTACTGGTGGACTAACTCTAGATGTAAATTTATATTATACCTCTAATGATGGTGGAAGTGGAGGACCATCTTCTGGTGGAGAGGGTGGAACGAGTTCATTAATAAATGGCGCTGGTGGAGATGGATCAAGAACATTGTATACAGGATCTGGTACTGTCTCACAGTCATTCACTACTCCAACTGCAGCAGGTCAATATACAGCATATAATATTCCAAATGATTGGCCACTAGATTCATTGACTGCTGAAGTAAGAGGCGGTAGTGGTGGTGCAGGTCATGATGGTAATGAATCCGCAACACCTGGAACTGGAATTGGAGGAAAACGAATTACAGCTTTAGTTAACCAAACAAATAGTGGAACACTGAGAGTTTATGTTGGCGGTGGCGGCGGTGGTGGTAACGGACTTACTCGTGGCGCTGGTTCTTCGAACGGATTTGCTAGTGGTGGTAACGGTGGTAATGGATCTGGTGCTGGTGGTGGCGGAGGTGGTGGTGCTGCTTCTGCTGTTGGTACGTCATCAACTATGTTTATTGGCGCAGCAGGAGGCGGCGGCGGTGGCGGCGGCGGTAATACTGGAGGAAACGCTGGTATAAATGGCACAACAAATGCCTCTAATGATGGTGTTCAACAACTTGGTGATATTTTTGGTAATGGTGGGGGAACAGGAACTAATTCTGTCTGCTCTGGAGGCGGCGGTGGCGGCGGTGGCGGCGGCGTTGGTGTAGGTGCTGGCATCGGTGGTGGCGGTGGAGGTGGAAACGGTTCTAACGCCCGTAGATCTGGATATGGTGGACAAAGAGGACAATCTTCAATTAAATCTAGCGGCACTGGTCCTACAGCAACTCTAATAGATTCTGGTGGTGCTGGAAATGCAGCTGCAGGACAAGCAAATACGGTAGTAAATGGTAATAATGGTAGTGTTGTATTTACCGCTGTAGAAAACCAAACTTATTATGGCTCTGGTGGTGGCGGTGGTGGATCTGGTGCATTTTTCTATTGGTCACTCACTGGTATGACAAATGTTGGATCTGGAACAGCTGTAGTTGGATCTGGTGGTAATAATGGTGGTCAAGATGGTGCAATACAAGTTGGTTATCTAGTAACATCTGCTACTGATGGTGGCACAACAACTTCTAGCACTTCTGGTTTGTTTGCTTCAGCTAGTGATGGTGTTGACTATGCTCCTTCTGGAACTGGAACTGGAACTGCTGGATTCGATTCTCCAAATGATGAACAATATTTGAGATTCGAAGGATCAGAACAAGTAAGATATGCAAGAACAATTCAAATTGATGCATCTGAAGATAATTCTAAAAACTCTCCCATTATACAAATTATAATACAAGTTATTACTGGAAATGGTAGTAACGGTGGAGAGACACCAAATGAGCCACTAGAGTTATTTGCTAGTAATGATAATGCATCTAGTTTTACAAAGATTGGAACTATTAGTAGTGCTGGAAATCATAGCAATTGGACAGATGTTACTCTAGATTTAGATTCTGATTATCAGGTAAGTAATTTAATTCTTGAAATAAGACAAACAAGAGCATCTTCTGGTAATGCTGGTAATGATAATTATGGTATTCATCAAGTAAAATTCATATATGATGAGACAGAACAGCAAATTGTTACATATCCAACAGCAAAGGCAGATTTGGGAATTGAACAAATTGTTGAAAGAATTGAACCACAAGGTGATCCATTGACATCTGCTGGCATCGATGTCAATGAAGGATTATTTACTTTATCTTCTGCTGTAAAACTAAATGTGACATCAGCATTGCAACCAGAGATTGACATTCCTCTTCTAACACGCTATCATAGAGTAAAGTATTTGATTCGCGCTTATTGATATGCTAGCCGCAAGTGAAACTGATTGTATTATAGATCCAAGCAGAGTAAATTCAAAATATGAAGATTTCATTGGTGTCTATGAAAGATTAGTTCACCATGAAATTTGTTCTCTTATTGTTAGTAATTTTGAGAAATGGATAGAAACTAATCCTTACCTTGTTCAATATGGTAAGGATCAGATGCCAACAGCAAAATTAGCAAGGCATGATGTTTCTCTAATGCTTGACGACATTGATATGGGAACTGCAATGCATTTTAATAAGTATTTGAATGCTGCTTTTGAGAACTATAAAACAGAATATGATCATATAAGTAGAGTAAATATGAATTCTGTTGGCATCAAAATACAAAGAACTCCTCCTGGTGGTGGTTATCACACATGGCATTATGAAAACTCTAGTTTTAGAGCAGCAAATAGAGAGTTGGCATGGATGGTATATTTGAATGACATGCCAGAAGGAGAGGCGGAGACAGAGTTTTTGTATCAAAAGAAAAGATATAGACCAAAAACAGGAACTGTTCTAATATGGCCTGCTGGTATGACACATGTTCATCGTGGCAACACTGTATTCACCCATGATAAATATATTGCGACAGGCTGGTTCATAAAACTCCCGTAATCAAAATGGCAGACGTTCGTATCACATTGCAGCTCAATGCACTTGAGCGATTTATTATCAAAGATGGTAATTCACAATTTATTGATGAAGACTGGTGGAATGAAAATATTCAACCAGTTTTATATCCATTTTGGTCTTCTGATAAAGATCGTCTAATTACTGTAAATTATTTCAGTGATGGTAGTCATGACATTGAGAAGAAAAAATATGTCTATGATCGTGCTACAGGAGAAAGAAAGTGGAGAACTTATTCTTGGAGAGAACCAACTCAACAAGAAGTGGATCAACTTGTAGAACAACTAACTGAACAGTATTTTTCATATGTTGATTCAAGTCAAGAAACTATTCAAGAAAAGTTATTTAATGAGTATGGTAGGTGGAATAAAGTTTCTTGGGAAGGTATCAGAATGATTAGGAACTTCTTACTTGATGATAGTGATTGGACTCAAGTTGCAGATGCTGCTATTGATGATGAAACAAAAGCAATGTGGACACTTTATCGATCAAAACTCAGAGATCTTCCTAGTGTTCATGTTGGACAGGATGCTGATGAAGTTATGTTCCCAATCAATCCAACGTATTTCAAGACTACATTTGTTTTGAGAGAGGGGAATCAGGATAAAGAGTATTTGATGACCGAAGATCAGTTTGGCAATTTTACTGCTACAACATACAGTGAATATGCTAAAAGAATTGTAATGACAATCGCTTCTAACTATAAAATCAAGAACCCTGATCTTATCTTTGCTCCATATCCTGAATTTGAAACAGAACAGGATGAACTAGACTACGTACTCGCTAAAATTCAAGCAAATAATGTATAATTATGGAAACCAAACTTAATATAATCATCATCACTTTGGTCAGTGGTGAAGAGGTGATTGCTAATCTTCAAGATTATTATGAAGAGGTCAATGGTGAAAAAATAAAGGTATGTTATAATATGATTTACCCTTTTAGAATTATAAAAAGAGATCCAACTGCTGATAGTGATAGAGTTCCTGTTTCTTTAGTACCATGGAAGTTTTTCTCCATTGACACATCTTTTTTGATTAGTTTTGATAATGTTATGAATATTTGTGCTCCAATGCCAACTTTGGAAACAATGTATAAAGATGCTGTACAAAATTATATAAGATCTTTGAGAGAAGTATTAGAATGAGAACATATACATTTGATTTCTTAGATAGAAATCAACTGAGACAAATGCTGAGTTTGTTTGATGCTGGAAAATTTGTTGATGGTGCAATATCAGGACCAAAAGACAAAGAAGTAAAAAACAATCATCAGCAAGAAGATATTGACATCAATAAGATGGTCAATTCTGGTATTGCAAAAATTCTTCGTGAATCTACTGTTACTGATATTCATATACTGAATAAAGCATCTCCTTGTATGATGTTGAGATATGGAGAAGGTCAACATTATTCAGATCACGTTGATGCATTTGATATGTGGGGATGTAGAACTGATTTTACATGTGTGATCAATTTGAATGATGATTATGAAGGCGGTGAGCATTATGTAAAATTTGGTGATAATGTAGTGGAATCTAGATTAGAACCAGGAAAACTATTAATGTATCCTACTGAATATATTCATGGTGTTAGACCTATCACGCATGGAGTGAGAAAATGCATTACATTCTGGTGTGAAAGTTCAATACATGATCAAACAATGAGATATTATCTTGCCGATCTAAATGAATTTTATTATAATATATGTGATAATTTGACCAGGGAAGATACTGTCAAATTAGATCATATTAGAATGGGATTGATTAGAAGAAGTAGTGTTTTGAGAAATTGACATGACTGAACCATTATTGACGGATATCAAAGTATATGAAAATGTATTGAAAGTATCTGATGTACATGAAATAGAAAAAATAGCAAGTCGTCCAAGATGGTTGTTTGGCGCTTCTAGTGATGTAGCAACACCGTTCAAGAAGTTTTGGAAGATGGATGTTCGAGGTGTTTCTATGTTTGCAAAAGTGATACCAGAAAGAATGAAAACTCTATTACCATTTGAGTTTGAGATTTTAGATTATTACTTGAATGGATATACTAGAGGTCTCGATGGTGCTCCACATAAAGATGATGCTGATTATACGTTTTTGATCTATTGTAATCCACACTGGGACTTGCAATGGGGAGGAAAGACAGTATTTGTTCAGGATGATGGTAAATTTGATGTAGTATTCCCAAAACCATTCTCTGCTGTGTTATTTCCATCTAAATTGTTGCATTGGGCAGAAGATGTAACACGAGAATTTTATGGTATTAGAATTACTGCTGCATATAAATTAAAGAAGTTGGAGGATACTAGTGAAAAACCTACAGACATTTGATGAAGAAAAAGATTGGGACCAAATTATAGCAGATGCTGCTGGTGTTGATGGTGTTCTTGTTTACTGGGGTAATTCAAGATTGCAATCTTCTGA